TGCCTCCTTACAAACAAGTTGCTTAGAGGCTTATTTCCAGGGTGCTATGCGGTGACTCCTTTTTCTACCCAACTCTGGAAAATTAGACTGCCATTTTCGCCATTCTTATACTACCAAAAACACACCAGGAGGCATCGTGGTGAATATGTAGCCCGCAGCTGCGATTTATCTTTGCCCCAGCCCTGGACAAAACCTTGAGGGCCGTGCGTACTTGCTCTAGACCTTCTGTGCCTTTGAGCGGCGGGCTTACAAGCTCGAAACCACAGCGGTACTTTGGATTTCTGACGGAAGCATCCGTCACAATTTTCCAGGTAGTCCGGAGCTGGTGATTGTACCCCTCATATCTAGTAGGAATACCAGAAGCAGTGAGCTTGCGGACAAGGTCCATAATCTCCCGTTCACTCAAATCGGTGAATTCGATTTCTACTCCAAAGGTTCTGTTTCGGTCAAAGGCTGTTACTGTCATTGGTGTTCCTCCTTATTACTTCAGGCGTGTTGTCCCGCCCTCTGTAATAATAATAACACCAATAATAATAAAAGTCAGCGGCTTTTCTTGCGCCAATTACTCCCAAATGCGCTCATAGAGCGCATTTCCAAGCATCCCCCTACAAAAGGAGACATCAAAAAAGACCGGTTTCCCGGTCTCTCTTTATAGTGATAAATATAAACCTGTTTCGGCCTCGAATACCAATTTCAACTGTTTCCAATACACACCTTCAAATCTGCCGACTTCCTTCTTATCTAGGCTAGTGATCTTCCCAAACACCATCGTATATGTATCGTCAGGGTTCAAAATTACCTCTAGGAAATTAGCTTTCTGACATCCTCTAAACATGAATTTCAAAGTGCCTTTTTCATCATAGGAAAAGTTATTGGCTCCAATCATTGCCCTAAGCTTTCCATATCCTCCGAGCTGCATCAAAGAGGAAAACGGACATGCAATACTGGGGAAAAAGGTCTGCAACTTTGGGGAAAAACCTCTTGCAAAAAACAGTGATTTCCTTAGGCTTTGTGCGCTGTCATTTGCTATTCGCCGGCTTTGGTGCCTCTGTAGATCGATATTGCGTTAAGCAATATTCCCCATTACTTTTCATCAAGCGTATCGGTAGCCTTTGCTATGCTAAAGGAGTTGAATCTCCTAGTAGTTGAATTTGCCACGTCCTGTCAAAATTATCACGGTAGAATCGTAGTCGCTATAGGATCTCAGTTCTTTAGTTATTTCCTTTCCGGGCTTAAGTTCGGAATCGCTATCGGTGAAATAGCTGCTATCGTAATATACTAGCTCGTCGCCATCAAAGAACAAGCAATGCACTTGAACAAAACGTGCTACTACATTGCCGTTGTTGGTTACAGTGACGATTTCTTTATTCAGCGCAGACTGACTTACATACGATAGGTTTTGAATAACTGGGGTGTAACGACTTACGCTTGCATCCAGCACATATTCAATTTTACTAAAAGGCTCATCGAAGTAGAAGGATAGGATGGTTTTCTCGCCAGCAGGAACGCAGTACTGAGAATCGGTTTTGGCTCCCACTAAGTGCCCAGCTGTGTTAAGGGCCTTGACGTTGGCTGATATGTCTAGCGTCTTGTTGGAATCGTTTTGGACAATTAGGTAAAGCGACTCTTCGCCAAGGGAATTCGTATACGAGTATTCGTTCATAACACGAACTTGGCGGGAATAATCGGTTTTACTGCCGCCACCTAGATCAAATCCACTTCCACCCACGCAACCTGCTAATAATAGTGATATCAGTATTAAGATGGGCAATGTTCTTTTCATGGCAACCTCTCCTTTTTTAATTTTTTGGTCAAAGTGTACTTCTGTCTGTATGACCGTATTCCTTCAATTATTGCCAAAATATATGTTACGTCTCAATCTGATTGAGTAGATTTTGAGGGGTTTGTGTCACAAGAAATTTCCATGTATATGATTCGCAGGAGAAAGTAGCCTGCGATTTTTTCTACCTTTGTTTTGGCCTGGAATTTGTTAGAATGGATTTAGGTTACTCTGGGAGGTGCCTTATGCAGATAATTTTTGACCTTGTTGACGGTCCCGAGACCGCCCGCATGGTCCACTTCGTTATGGAGATAGTGAAAGACACCGAGGACATCTCCAACTTAACTCTTGAGGATTTCCCGCTGCCTATCATTCTTCCCATGCTCAAACCTGATTTCGAGTACATCTGGAAGTTCACGCATGCCGTTATGATCTCACATACCGAAGCTCTTTTCCCGACGCTGATGGAATTTGAGCTCGACAACCTCGACATGGAAAAAGTCGGCCAAGCCATTTTTCAGGAATCCTTCGAGGTCATCAAAAAACACGTTTTCACAGACTCTTCTCCATACCAAAAATACATGGGTCAGGCTCTTGCTGAATGGTCTAAAGCCCATCAAACCAAAATTAAAGCGCGGCTAGAAAAGCAAAAAGATGAAAAGGAAGGCAATCCTTCAACTGGTTTACTTCTCATCTTTGAAAAAAGACGACGTGACGACTAAAGGAATGGGTTCTTGTTCCTTTCCCGTGTCCCTGGTACACAAAAGGCGATTTCCCCGGTCTTAAGAATGTCGGAAAGGGTTCTTTTCAGCTCAGGATGCCGCAGACTTGCTGCGGGGGCCCATGAGTGTCAGTTGTTGAACAGCAAAAGATGCAAACGCGTGGGGAGGTGGAAGAGTGTGGAAATCCTGATTACTTCTGGCATTCCAGCGGTTGTATCAATTATAGGTTTTGTCTTAACCTATTTCCTGAACAAACGCAACTTCCAGGAAGAGGTTACAAAGCAACGACTAAACGTCCAGCTGGAAAAAACATCCCGACTGCCTTATCACATTCAAGAATTGCTTGTGCAACTGGTTGAGGCTGGGAACTCTCAGAAACATATAGTAAAACACACAGACTCCATGAGGGACCTGCTAGCGACAGTGTTCGCCTATGGCTCGCGAGATGCTATACTTTTAGCAACGAACATGCAAGAGCAGATCTATGCGATGCAGCGCAATCCGGATTCTGTATCCCCGTATTCACTAATTGCTTACTACATTTTGCTGCTGTGTCAGGTGAAATATGACCTGACGGGTGTTGAGATCAACCCAGAGTTCTGGTATAGAATGCGGCTTACGGGCTATTCTGCACTAAAGGATGAGCTGGACAGGATCACCAATGAAATCGTTGAGAGACTCAATTTGCAGCCGTTTCTGAGGATTGGACAACTAGAAAAAGGTGTCTGGCTCACCTCTCTAGTGGCAAGATCTCGGTGATAGATGCGCTGAACGACGGAGTTTAGTGGGTCAATCTCTTTGACGCCGGGGAATCCCGCTTGGCCAATGTCTTTTGATGATCCTTGCTCGTTGTACACTCAAAGCCTACGACAGTCTGAAGGCCGGTTCACCCGGCCTTATCCTTTTCTCTCTGGCGCTCCATTCACGCCAGCGTAAAACTTGAATCTGGAATCCCAACTGACGTTAATTGCGATTCCTGGTTCTCCCCACTCTTTCGGATAATGGACGCCTGTTAAATGGTAATGAGTTGGAATTGGCATCCTTTTTCCGAATAGCTGCGTTGCGTCCTCATCGGTAAGGTGATTCACTATATATTCCGCTACAGACCAGCAGGCTAAAAGCCGCCTGTGGTCCTCTGAATAGGCTCGATTTAGGATTTCTTGCCTCTCTTCTTCCCAGCAGGTAAACTGCCCAGGACAAAGGCAGACAGATTCCCAAGAATTGCCCCACCAACCTGGCCTAAGCACCCTTTCGCGGATCACAACGCCGACCGCGAGGCGGTCGAGCACTCCAAACTCCCTTGCTTCCCCATAGATTGTCTTGGCCACGATTTCAACCATGCGATCTACCCCCTCAATCAGCTTCCCGGTGCTGTTGCCCCAGCTATTGCATAGCCGAACTGCCGGATATAGAGCTCTCCAGTTGTAACGCCCTTCCCGATGCCGATCCTTGCTCCCGTCATATGGTTACCCGTAAGCTCTGAAGCCGTCAAAGTCCAAGAACCAGGTTCAGGGTCGGTGCTCTCCCATATCTTTGCGAAGAAGTCCTGCCCTTCTGCGCGAAAACGCACCTTATACCACGTATTCGCAGCGATAAGAGCCGCTTGCGACGCTAGAGTAGCGTAAGCCGTGAAGTTTCTCCTTTTGAGGGCAAAGGTCGTACCGTCAGCGGCCACGAAGATGCCGCCGAGACGCTCGTCATTCCAGCCCGAAACGCGCATCCAGAGCCCAAATGGGTTCGTATTGCCCGCGCTCGTGGCCGTAATTTTGAACTCGCAGAAAAGCTCTATATTCCTCGCAGCAGGCGCATTGACGGGGCCCCATATCCTCCAGAGCGTGTCTGATGTCATGTCGAAAAAGAGCGCAGGTGCACCATCCTCGATCACCGTATACGCCTGCACGAAGTAGTCCTGGTGATGCCATCCGAACCAGTCGTAAGGCGTCTCACCGAGCGGATAGTCGGAGAAGTCGGTGTAATACGTCGGCACGACCTGTATCCCCGTCCCCGGCCTGTTCCCTGCCGAAGTAATCGTCCTTGTCCCTTCGTCAAAGAACAGTATTTGATCCGCAGCATCTAAAAGGTCATTGTTCGTGACGAAGTTATCCTCACAAAACGGCTGGATATGGATGCCGTAGGCCGGATAAGTGGGCCCAGGCCCTTTTCTAAGCGTATTGTTCTGGATGTTGTTCCTGTGACTTGCCAAGAGGCCGATCTGATCCCATTCAGTTAAAGGCGGGTCCTCGATGCCGTTCGCGAGAAGCGTATTGCCGTTTATGACGTTATCGTCCGAAGAAATGAGCGAGATGCCTATCCGCAGACAGTTAGATACCGTATTCCCGATCACAGAGCAAGACGATGCGCCGGCCAAAAGGATGCCGTTCCACTCCGAATTTGAAACCGTGTTCCCCGTGACCGTGCAGTCCCTGCAGTCGGATATGAGCACGATACCGTTTAGATTATCGTCCAAGGTATTGCCCGTGATAGACGCGGAGATTACCCCGATGAACTCGGCTCCCGAAGGCGTACCGCCTCCCATAGGGTCAGGCCGGTTGCTCCTTGCCTCGCAGTTAGAGATGATAAGGCTGCTCCCCTCAAAGAAGGAGAAGCCGCCGTTATTGTTCTCGACCGCCCGGTTGTTTAAGACCTTCGCACCGCTGCACTCCAGAAGGTCAAGCCCTATCCCCGTGCAGTTTTGGAAAGTGCAGCCCGACACCTCAAGGTTCGTGACGTTAACGAACTGAAGCCCTGTTTGCCACTCGCTGGGGTCCTGGTTCGCTTTGTTGCCGTCGATCACCATATCCCGCACGATGATGTCCGTGTCGCCGGAGACATCGTCCTCATTCGTCAGCATACCTTCCGTCAGGTCATCCCCGAAGTTGTCCTTGAGCTTAACTACCGTGAGGTTCCCCTGGCCTATAAATGTCCTGAAGGATGGAATCACGATGGAGTCAGAGATTTCAAAGTCGCCCTCTAAAAGCACCACTGTTCCGTTCTGCCCGACCGCCTGCAGAGCCCGGTTGATGTCCCTCTGATCATCGTATCCCTGGCACTGTATGTCTGCCCTTCTTTTGCCTTCGTCAGGCGTATTGTAGGCGGCGATAGTCAGGACAGTATTTGGGCGCACCGGCCAGACGGCATCCGGCGGATCGGAATCCGAGCCCTTCCTCGCCTGCATCTGAAGCCACCTTTGATGCGCTCCGACAACTCTTCCGGCAGCCACCACTTCCGTCTGGAAAGAGCCGCCGTCGAAGTCCAGGGTATGGCGCACGCTCTCCACGCCGTAGAATTCGGTTATTGACGAGATGCGCGGATCGTCAACCGTGATGCCGTCGAAGAGGTCCATCCGCGGGATGAAGGGCAAGGTGAGCGAATTCGTCGCCCTCTGTTCAGAAAGGTCAGCCAGAGCGAAGTTTGCAAGCTGCAGGGCCTGAGCAGCATCCTTGATCAGCTGGGTATCCGTCTCGTCTATCTGCATCGGCTTTAAGCCGTATTCAGAGATAGACGCGGCATCCTGCACCATCACCTGCTGCCTTTTACCCGCAAGGTCGCGGTAAACCACCACGATGCGGTTCCTGATGTCCCTATCTGTTATGTCTAGGTCCTGCACGTAGATGTCATCTTCCCAGTCGAAGTGCCAGTCCGCGTTCACGGCCGTTTTGTCTCTCGGAGGCTCCATCAGGGTAAGCCTAAACTCCTTATCCGGCGCGTAGTAGCGGTAGCCCACGAACCAGCCGAACTCCTTAGCTATATCCTGCAGCGCATCCCACACCGAGACGAACTCAAGCGTAAAGGGAGGGCACGCAAAAGGCGGTATATCCGGCACATAAAGGGTAATCACCCCCGGCCCGAACTCGTCGTCGAGTATCTGCTGCATCACGATGTCAGCGCGGACACCGCCGTCGTCTATTGGCGCACCGTAGGTCCTGGGTGTTGTAATGATCCTCTCCTGGAGCCTCTTAGCAAGGTCCCTGCACTCAATCTCAACGATGTCCCCCTCTGTCCTGATCGAATCTCCCAGGTAGCCGTGGAAGATGAGCTCCCAGTCGTCAGGGTCAGGAGGCGTGCCGTAAGGCATGGCCGCCGTCCATATCTTGATTTCCCTGTTCGGCTTTAAGAGAGGGTCGAAGGTCATGCCGTCGTAATTCCAGGGACTCGTGGCATCAAGCGGTGAAAAGCGGTTATTTTCATCCTGCAGGATGGTTACAACTGCCTGCCGGACAACGCCGTCGCCGCCACTTGAGCCCGTGCCGACCGCCGAGACGTTGCCTAAGTTGACCTCAACCCTAGACGTAAACGCGGCCAGATCGATCTCATTTGCGCCCCGAAGGAAGAGCACCCTGGTGTAGAGCTGCCGATTTGCGACCATTCATCTCCCCCCTACTTCTCAATGACCAGAAGCTCAAGGCTTCTTCTGTCCGGTGCCTCAAGAGCCCTTATAACGCGGGTAACCCGCATGAAAGCCTCAATCGTAACCCCAGCTCCGAACTCGTCCAGATGGAAATCCCCGGCCTCGAACTTATTTGCCTCCAGGTGATCGATTAAAGTATCCGCATCAGCCTTCTCCATCGGCCTTGTAGTTAAGCTCCACTGCCTCTTCATTGCGATCACGTCCTGGCGCATCTTGCCCCCAGCTGTGCGCCTTCTATCGCCTATAACCTGCCTTTCAAGCTCGATGGCGTAGATAAGCGGTATGTCGATGCCGTCAAACTGAGCAGCTGCCATCTTTACCCCCCCTAAAAGACAGAAAACGCCCGGACAGAACCGTCCAGGCGTCAAATGTTATTCTTCCTCTGCTGTGATTGTCAGGCTGTACCTAGTGGGCAGGCTCAATTCCCTTGATTCCGAGATCGTTATAAACGCCTTTACTGTGTCCGTGCCGAACTCTTCAAGCCAGAAGTCCACAGGACCGTAAAAGACGCTCTCAAGGTAGCTTATGAGAGCGTCCCTATCTGCTTTGAGCATCGGCCTTGTCTGAAGTACCCAGGTTCGTTTGACTGCATCAACATGTAAAAGCATCTCACCCGTCGCGGTTCTGCCTTCGTTAGACACGAGGTCATATTCCATCTCCTGCGAGTACACAAGAGGGACATCAATAAGGCCTATCCTCGCCGAGCTCATAAGAACTTCACCACCGTGCCGTATTCAGCAAGCCCGGCAGAGCGCATCGCCCTGCTTATGGCTTCCTCGATCACCCGCTGGAGGTCGTTCACACCGAAGATCGGCCCGTTGACGTTGACCTCAACAGAAATCCCCCTTCCACCGATTGCCGTGCTGTCTAAAGGTATCACAGCTTCAGGCCCGCCTTCGCCAAGGAGCCCAAGTGTCGGCCTTCTCACGATGCCGCCTACCTGCAGGGGCACGATAGATGCAGCAGAGATCACTTCACCCGTCGCCTGGGCTCTGCGGAGAGCGATGCGGAACACGCTCGGCACGTTCGAGAACGCCTTCGTTGATTCCTCAATCGCCTTCGTATTCTCGGCCCTCGCCCTCGCCTCTTCCCAGGTCAGGTTCATAAGCTGTTCGGTTGCAGAATTCAAGCTGTCAATGTTGATCTTGTACTTCCGGAGATCAACGAATGGAATGAGCGAAACGAGGTCCAGGATTGCGTTCCAAGCCGATGCCACGACCTTTGCGACCTGCAGGAACACAATACCCAGCCCCTTCACAATTGGGAAGAGGAGCTGGAACACAGGCACAAGGAGGCTCCCCACTATCTCCCCCAGCGCGGTAAGGACAGGCAAAAGCGCATCGGAGATAACCTGCACGATAGGCAGAAGCGGCGCAAGAAGCTGCCCTAAGGCGTTTACCACAGCCTCAAGGAGAGGGTTCACGAGCTCCAGGAGGCGGGCAAAAGTCTCGCTCTGCAGCACGAGGTCTAAGGCCACAAAAGAAAGGGCCTCAAGAGGCGTCATGGCATCCCTGATTACAAGCCCGAGGTCGTCCACAACAGGCTTCACAGATGCCTGGAAGAGCTCCACCGCCCGTTTAAGCAGGGGCAGGTTCTCCCTAACCGCCGTCCAGCCGTGAGCGAGCATCTCGGCGAACACGTTGACGTTCCTTGTCGCCTTAACTACCGCGCCCGTTACCGTCTCAACGCTGTCTGCTATCTCTTCCGCAGCCTGCTCGACCTCATTCTCAAAGAAGCCAAGAGTGCCGAAGAAACGCTTGAGCTCGCCCTGCCACTCCTTTAAGGTCCCTGTGAGCCTCTCCGCTTCTTCTTCACCAAGCACCGTCGCGGCTAAGTTCCCGATCACGCCGATAAGCCCATCAAAGACCGTGAAGAGCCCTCCGATCAGCATCTGCGGCAGGTTGCTAATGACGTTCCCCATCGCATTCACGATGCCGCCCTGCTCGGCTATAGCCTGAGAGAGCTGCGGGAAGAGGTTCCCAAGGAACCCGCCGCCGTCTCCACCGCCGAAGAGGTTCCCGAGGATGCCGCCTTCCTGGAATCCAGGAACTCCGAGCACCCTGAACCACTCGGCCACAGCTGCAAGCCCTCTTCTCCACACATCAGAGGGGATGATCGCTTCGCCCGGCGCAAGGAGGGCTGGAATCTTATCCGGCCCTCCAAGCCCTGGGAGGATTCCGCCCCTCTGGAATCCCAAAAAGCCCGTGAACTTCTGCCAGCCGGATTTGACTATATCAAGCCCTTTCTGCCCGAACTCGATAGTGGTCTCGACCGTGCCGCCGATCCAGTCTGCACCCTTTTCAATCCACTCCCACAGCTTCCCGAGGGCCTTAAAAGTCCAGGTCCAGGTTGTCTCTGCGGTGCCGTCGATCCACTTCCACGCCGAGACTAGAAAGTCCCAGGCTTTGCCGAGCGCATCGAAGGCCCAGTTCCAGGTTGTGGTTGCCGTGTCATCAAGCCACGGCCACGCGACCTCTTTCAGCCACCTGAAGAAATCCCCGATGATGTCGAAAGTCCAATTCCAGAGAGTACCCGCGGTATCGTAGAGCCAGGGCCATGCTGTATCCCGAAGCCACTTAAAGAAGGCCCCCAGAATGCGGATACTCCAATTCCACGCGGTGCTCCCTGCTTTGTAGAGCCACGGCCATGCTGTGTCTTTGAGCCATGCAAAGAAGTCGCCCAGGATGTCTATCGTCCATTCCCAGGCCGTGCTTCCGGCCTTATACAGCCACGGCCAAGCCACATCCTTAAGCCAAGCGAAGAAATCCCCCAGGACATCTACCGTCCACTCCCAGGCTGTGCTCCCTGCCTTGTAGAGCCAGGGCCAAGCTACATCCTTAAGCCAGGTGAAGAAATCCCCGAGGACATCTATCGTCCAGGCCCAGGCAGTTTCCCCTGCTTTGTAGAGCCAGGGCCATGCGACATCTTTGAGCCACTCCCAGAAGGTCCCCAGAGCCTCGATGGACCAATTCCAGACGGTCTCAAGGGTCTCTTTGCCCCACTTCAGCACAACGTCAATGATCGGCTTGATGTACTTCTCCCAGACATCCGTCACGACGTCTCTGATACCGAACCAGTTGTTCTTCCATGCAAGGTAAAGCCCGACAACGCCTGCTACCAGGAGCCCTATCCCGAGAAGGGTTGCCGCCGAAAAACCGCCGAAGAAAGCAGCAACAGCACCGATGATGCCCTTAATCCCAAGGAATACGCTTCCGACTGTCTTAAAGACCGCGACGATGCCGGCTCCCGCCTTCGCAAGCAGCCCGATAACTGCCACAAGCCCCAGGATAGTACCTGCAAGCGCTGTCCACCGCTTTATGTTGTCCCTCTGTTCATCGGAGAGGTTCCTAAACCACGAGATTCCCCGGTTTACCCAGTCTAAGACTACGCGAAAGGCAGGGAGGAACTGAGCAAGGATTTCCCGCCCTGCAGCGGTAGCCCTTACCCCGACCATCTGCACTTCGCGGTGAAAGTTAGCCAAGTCGCGCGTAGCTGTATCTCCCATCACGAAGCCCAAATCCCGGGCTTCACGGCGCATCCTGTTAATCTCGTCCTGCCCTGCCTCAAGGAGAGGTATGAGGCTCTTTCCCTGCTCGCCGAATATCTTCACAGCGAGAGCATTCCGCTCGACCGCGTTGTCAAGGCGGGAGAGGCTCATTATCGTTTCATCGAATAGGTCCGACATGCTGCGGAGGTTGCCCTGGCTGTCCCGGACAGAGATGCCGAGCCGCTTAAAGACAGCTGCCGCCTGCCCGCCGGAAGCCCCTGCTTCAAGCACCTTCTGCGAAAGGGAGGTGGTCATCTGCGAGAGGCTTCCGAACTCGAAGCCTACCAGCTTCGAAACGTACTCCATCTCCTGCAGGGCCTGGGCTGTAAGCCCCGTCTGCGCCGAAAGCTGGGTAATCTGCGTACCGTACTCGGCAGCGTTTTTGACCCCGATCGTAATCGCCCCAGCTAAGCCAGCAAGGGCGAGCCCCGCTTTCTGCCCCAGCTTAGAGACGTTGTTTAAGCCCTTCTGGATGCTCTCCATCCGCTTGTTGAACGCCTCAACTGCCTTCTGCGCCTGAGCGATATTCCGTGTAAATGTCGTTGTCTGCGCCACTAGGTTTGCGGTTAAAGTGCCGACATTGGCAGCCATCTAAAACCCCCCTCTCCCGCCGAATACCCTACCGGAGCCCTTAGCACGGGCTTTAGCTTTTGCGATAGCTTCCTGCTTTGCCCTCTCCCTCTCCTTGAAAAGAAAATAGCCGGCCCATCCTGTGAATTCAGATGCCGGCATAGCTTCTATTTCCCCGATTGTCTTTCCCAAGACCTCTCCAAGCTGGTATTTGAAGAGCATCTCGGGATTCTCCGTCAGTTTCCCGCGACTTCCTCCGGGTTCTCGCCCAGCATGGCGATCGCAGGCTTCGCAAGCAGATCAAAGACGCTCGTCGGCAGAGACAGAAGCACATCATGGTGCGCCGGCTCAAAGAGAGCCTCTCCCGTCTCCGCATCGTAGGCGCAGGAAATCACAGCCCACACCTGCAGCTCTGCATGGTCGATCTCGGCATCGCCGCTCTTTTTGATCTTCGTCGCGGCCTTGAAGATTTCGCCCCGCTGCCTTGCGCTGGGTTCCTTGATTAAGACCTTTAAGGCTTTACCGTCCTGGTTTATCTCCACCACTTCCTGTTTGAAGCGGTTAAGGCCCGTCAGGAAGAAGTCTCTCGCCTGCGAGCCCTTCTGTTCGACCTTTTTCTCGTCAGACATACGTCTCCCCCTTTGGTTTTGCCTTTAAGGTGTTACCTCCTGCTCGATCAGGAGCTCGCCGTCGCTCTGCCAGCCGACACTGGTTTCGACAGCACCCTCGACCGCAGCCGAGAGCTCCTGCGATTCAAGCACCGCATAGACAGCAAAGAACTCCGGATCGTCTTTGCTCGTCCAGAACTCCAAAACCAGCGGCTTCTGCTGCAGGAGCCTTTCCGTGAAGAGGTTATTGATGTTGTAGAAGCCTGAAATAGTGCCAGTTACGCCGCCGATGCCGGAGAGCCTATCCCGCCAGCCGTCCGATTCAAAGACCGTAACGTCAACCATCTCACGCCCGATGGAGATAGTAAACTCACGGCACTCTGCGGCCACTACGACAGAGACGAACGCGCCGGAAACGGTGATTTCGTCCTCTTCTTCCTGCGGCTCGTAGAAGTGAATCCTGCCGCCTGCATACTGCACGCGGTACTCGCTCGCTGGGACAGGCGTTCCGTTTCGTTCCACCACAACAGGCGTATCCCTATCCCAGTACCGCATTGTGCGGTCGTCTATCGTGTAGATGGTGAAAGTGGCATCAGGGGTAGTGGCCTCATCGGTAAACGGCGTGCTGGTCGTAGACATGATCATCACCCGCGCGTGCTTGCCGGGTTTTGCCATGCGCTATCCCCCCTTTCATGGGCCCGAAGATCATCAGCTCGACACCGCGATTGGGCCGCTGGATTGGAGGGTAATCGAGACCGTTACGGCCCCCTCGACCGCTGCATTGATTTCAAACGTCTCGACATACGCGTCGCAGATGAAGCCGCTGGTAGCGACGTTCACATCTGCGAGCACTTTAACGTCCTCGACAAGAGCCTGCGTTAAGATGGCCGTCCGAAGAGCCACCTGGCCGTCTGTATCCCCATCGGCATAGAAGCCGGAGATGGAGATCGTCGCATCACGGAGGTTTAAAAGCCTCTCGCGCCAGCCCCCGCTGTCAAAGGAGCTAATATCTACGATCTCGCCGTTGATGGTGAAAGTCGCGTCGTTAATTTCCGCCACGAGGTTGTTGTCGATGAACACCCCGGCGTGCTTGCCCGGATATGCCATTCTTTCTCTCCCCTTTCTTAAGCTCTTGATACTCCCTCAAAGCCTTTATAGACTGCCTGGTCTCCCTCTGAAGCTTTTTGAGCACCGAGATAACGTCCTCAATCTGCTTGACGTCCTGCACAGGCATCACTCCTGGTAAAACAGATCGAAGTTTAGCGACCATCCGTGATGGGCGTTGTTGTCCTGCCCAAGATAGATCGGTTCAGACTGCCTGCAGGACACATCTTTTATCCCCGGAGGCCGTGAGCTCTGCACGGCATCGTATACCTTCCTTGCGAGCTCATACCCTGAGTTGTAGTCAGGGGAGCGTATCCTAACCATGATCGTCGGATGCCTCACTTCATCCTGCTGGGCAAAGAAGCGGTCAGGAGGAAGCCCATCTGTACCCATCACAAACACCGCTTCAGCCGGAACGGTACTGCTCACAGGGCGCACAAGCCCCACCCAAAGGTTCTTCCCCAGCTCCGCGATGCCCAGCGTGTGAATCAGCTCAGCTATCCGCACCGCAGGATTGAACTGCATCAGGACACCTCCATCATCTAGACCTCCGCCTCACTTCCGCTGCAAGCCTTTCAGCAAAACCCCTCGCCGCATCGTTTAAGGGCTTCTCAAGGTACTTCGCCTGCCCGACCGTGTGATGCACGTTGAGGTTCTCATGCACGAACACAGCATAGGGCGCAGCAGGCCCACCGAAGCCCAAAGTAACCTCAATCGAGCCCCGCCTTATTACAGGCTTTTGAACGTGGCCCGTACTTCTCAAAGTCCCGGTATCAACAGGGCAGAGCCTCTTCGCCTCTGCCATAATGCGCTCGCCTTCAGCATAAAGGGCAGCCGCCAAACTCTGTTCAGCACGCTGCCCCTGCTCTTTCAAAGCCTTTTTAAGTTCCCTGAAGCCGCTAACCTTAAGCCCGAGCTTCATGCGAAGTCCACCCGCACATGGTGCATCCCCTTTTCATCAGGGAAATGCGCGATGTTTAGGATAAACGGCCTTCTCCCATCAGGGAGGGTGATCCTATCGTCCGTTGTGATGTCAGGTGCCCCGAAGAACCACGCGGTTGTTGTAGCCACGCGCTCCTGGCCGTTGGCATCAACTACGAGCCTCTGTTTATCCACTACACGCCCGCGGTAGGCAACAGGCGGCCCGAAGATCGGATCGCCGCCGATCGGGTTCCTGCCGATCATCTTCTCCACGATGATCGTCTGGTGCATGAGCTCAAGGAAGTCCCTCTCAATCGTCGCCATCAGTACCAGCACCCCCTGCGCCAAGTATCCTCCTGCACCGAGGGCGCGCGCTTGTTCCGCATCATACCGCGCTTAAAGGCAGGCCGCACGCGGTCGGTATCCTCTTCCTGGGTTTTCTTATCGCTCTTTGAGATACCGCCAGCATAAGGCACAGCCCTCTTCCCTGCCTCTGTCTGAAGCCTCTTTGCGAGCTCCCAGTAGTGCTGTGCTTGCTGCGAGAATGAAAGCCTAAGGTCCCCGACAGCCTTATCTGCACGCCTCGAATACTTGCCAGCAAGGGCCCTCGCGCCGTCTGCTGCGGCCAGGAGAACGTTGCCGTTGAACTTCTTCAGGAGATAGAGAACCTCTTGATCGTAAAACTGGGGATCATCCGGATCGGTATCTCCTAAGTAAAACCTCACCGCATCTTTTGGATTGGCATCAGGATCGCCCGAATAAGTCCAGGTCGGCATATCATCACCGCCTTAATTGACGCTGGGATTTAAGGTAACACGGCCGACAGTAATCACGCTCACCGCACCGTCGGCTTCTATAAGCTGGGCCTCGTGGTAGTAGTATCCGGCGGGCATCGCCTCCGTGTCCTCTGGATCGATCTGAATCCGGATTAAACCCCTTAAAGGATCAGGAATGGTGATGCCGTTCCCCGTCTCCTTTACGAGTGTAGGCGCCGGCCCGTTAAAGACCTGCATCTTCATTTTCCACTTCACCTGGGCCCCGGTGATGTCGTAGTAGTTATCTTCCGGATCGTAGACACGGATAAAGACCTCTTTCGTGTCGCCCTGCCACATTTCGAAATTCTGGTTTATCCTAGCCATCTAAGTCCACCTCGCCCTCCAGATAGATGCGCCTCACCACCGACCCCGTGAGTTTCGCAGCGAAGAGCCCCCGAACACGGATGAAAGCACTTAGAGAGCTTACCGCCGGCACAGAGCCTATCAAGGTGAACCGTCCCGAGAGCGCAGCCGAAAGATGGGATAAAGCGTACACGTCTCCGGCGATATCGAACTTGAGGACAAGCGGCGAAGTTAAGTCCGAGAGCGAATCAACCTGCCCCGACAGCACGATGCCCTTAGAAAGAGCCGCATCAAGCTCCGATAAAGCCGCCACGGTGCCGTCTAAGAAGGCGTGCAGCCCAAGCCTCGCCCCAACAACAGAAAGCCCTGGAAGAGATGCGGTTAAGCCTACCTCGCGCCTTAATCCGCCCTCTACATCAGATAAAGCTTCGATGCTTACCACAAGCCCCACCGTGCGCCTTAAGTCTGCCTCGACGGTTGACTTGCCTTCTATGATTACAGAGAGCGAAATCTTCCGCCTTAAATCGCCTTCCAGAGTGCTTTCTGCTTCGATGGTGCCCCAGATTTCGGAGACATAAGAGAGATCAGCCTCGACCGTTGATTCTGCCTCTACACTGCCCGAAAGCTTAATATGCCTGGATAAAGCCCCTTGAACGTCGCTCTGGCCGGAGATGGTCCCGGATAACTGCACATAGAAATACTTGCGGTAGAGGTATGCCTCGACAACCTCGATTTCGGTGTCGGTCAGCATCCGGTCATAGAAGATGAGTTCTGCGAGCTCTGCATTTGCGGGGTTAGAGGCAAGGTTGTGGTGCGCCCCGATGGTGAACCGCGTTGTGCCCTGGTTTCCAGCTGGGCCTGTCTGCACGACCTGCCCATCTTCGCGGATCACCGAGTTTGCCCCGTTGAAGATGCCCGTGTGGATGAAAAAGCGGGGCATCGCAACAGAGCGCGTGTAGCCCAAGAAAATACCTGCGAAGATGCGCACCTGCGTTGTAGATGTCTCCACGATATGCCGCGAAGCGTCATTCTCGCCGTCTAGGATGCGGCCGGCTGCCCTCGTGCGCCAGACTACAAAGACTACATTCGGCTGGGCCCTGCTTGCGAAGGTGTTCGTCCGGAGGACCCTGGTCGGCACGAAGTCCACCGCAGGAAGCCCTGAAGATGTCCTGTCCACATGGAATGTGGGGGCACTTGCCGTGGCAAGGGCAGCATCGAGGCCGTTCGGCCCTCTGTCCGGCCACACCGTCACCGGATCGCCGTCGGAGAGGTTCAGATCGTCAGCTGCATACCAGGCAAACGGCGTAGGTATCAGAAGAGCACCGAGTATTGATTTCGCCTTTACCGCCCCTTTCACGGCAGACACCCCCCTTCTCACCGAAAAAGGCCCCTAAAGGGCCCAAAGCATCAGTCAAGCGTGATCGTGATTGCACCAGCAGCGAAACTCGCCGTGTCGTTCTCTTCAATCGTCCGGGGCACATCGAGCGCACCGAAAGCGACGATGTCCTCTGGATCAGTTGACGTCGGATCGGTTGAGAAGAAGAAGTGTGTAACGGTGCCCCAGCTGCCCGTTGCCGTTGGGAAGGACAGCTCATTCGCGTTCTGTTTGACAGACGGTCCGCCCGCAGTTGCGTTCGGCCACTCGGTAGCATCGTTCGTAACCTCAACCCTGGCGTAAGCGTCCAAAGGGTCAGGCTCTGTGATGCCCGTGCCGTCGTTGTTGATGGCCGTTGTCGAAAGCCCGATATAAAGGTTCGCTGCAGCAGAGTATGCGCTGCCGCCCCATACGAGGTCAAGCAGAGCCTTTTCAAGTGCCTCTGTGAAGCTCATTTATCTCCCTCCTTGCCTTTCTCGTCTGCCTTCTTGACCATAAGATCGCCCTTGATCTTGATTTTCGAGTACACCTTTGGGCTGCGGCCACTCTTTCCCTTATCAGTCGATGCCTGCATCGCCAGTTACCTCCGCTTCGCCCTCGACCGTGCCTTCAAACTGCATGGAAAGACCCGCGGCCCCAGAGAGCCCCGATTGGTTCTCCACCGAGCTTTCAAAGGCCATATCAAGAGCCAGGCTTGCGCTCACAGTAGATTCTCCGTCAACGAAGCTGCCGAAGAAAGGAGGCTCATACTTCTTAAACCTGGAGCCGTGGGTATAGCCCTCGCGCTCGGTTAAATCAGCCGTCCTAATCTTCCCAGCAGCACGAAGGGCAGCCACGTTCTTTCCCACTACGTGGAAAGGAATCGGCTGCCCCAACTGATACGTCTTTCCGCCGAACCTAAGTGTCGGCTTATTGCACAGCAGAACCATCAGATCAGCCCCTTCTAAGGCTCACCTACCTTATCTTGAGCCTCTTCCTCCTGAGCCTTCTCCTTCTCCGGTTCCGGCTCAACCTCACCTAGAAAAAATCCAAGAGCCTCCACCGCCTTGAAGGCTTTTTCCTTTCCCTTGACCCGCCGTCCAGTAGGTAGCTCATAGACACCGCCTCCAACGTGTTTTGGCCGCATCTTTTCGAGATACCGAGAAAGCTTTTCTTGCTGGTCAGGAGTAAGCTCGTGAACTTCTTTCAGCACGACATGGCGGGAGTTTAGGAGCACCCTCTTCTGCCGTTCGGTGAAGAGAGCCACTTCCGGCACAGGTTCCCCCGGCTGCCTTACTTCCAAGCCGATCTTGAGCTTTCTGCCTGCTACAAAAACCTTCTCCATGAGTATCCCCTCCAAGTTAGGGCTAAGCCCTGTTATCAGGCAACAGCGTCTGCGAAGAACACGCCGAGGTCAGGCGCAACGAGCTTCGCGTCGAAAGCGATCTCTCCCTCTACCCTGTCGGCACCGATCTGCTCGATGCGGAACCGCTTGATTCTGTTCCCAGCAGGCCCTGCGCCGAGGTAGCCGGTCCAGGAGAAGATATATCCGCCAGACGGCTGCAGGATAGAAGGTGTTGGGTTCGCGTAGACGAGAAGCGCGTGGTTGCCGAAGATGAAGTCGAAATCATCATCCCCGGGCACGCCTTCAGGTGCTGGATTGATTACCCCCCACGGCACGAGCACCCGCTCGACATCAAAAAGCCCAGCGAGAATCTCGGTAGTAACTACCCCGCGCTGGGTGTACTTGATGCGGTCGAGCACATCCGGATGGTTCCTGACAGCGTTGTAGACCGTAGGCGAAAGCACAAGCACGTTCGGCCTGAAGCCGGTCTTTTGAGCGATCAGGACAGCTGCACCCGTGATGTCCTCGATTGGTGTCGAGCTTGCTTGGTCCCACTGCAGGAACTGCCCTGCGCCAGGTGCAGCAGGCACGCCCTGGAGGTCGGTATCCCAGACGGTGGTTCTGAAGTAATTCTGGGCCCATACCTGCTCCCGCTTTAAGAGCAGCTGCTGGGTTACCCAGAGGGTTGCGTCCCGATCCATGTCGATGGGCTCGTCGCTGTTCGCCCTCGTGAAATCGTCCACGTCTTTATGCACCGCGAACACGGTTGCAAAGTAAGTGGGCGTGTTGTCAATGCGCCAGCCGGAGCCCGCCGATTCAGTCGCCGGAGCGCGTTCTTTCGCTTCAGAACGGAACCAGTCTTCCTTCAGGTACTTAAAGTACCTGTCAGACTGCTTCTGGACAGGCACCGTTGGAAACACCTTATCCGCGATGAACGCCGTCGCTTCCTGGATATACGCGATAGAGATGTTGGTTAGTGGCCTATTAACATGGACATCGCCTGGAGTTGGGATTGGCATCCTTTTAACCCCCCTTTAGCTTGAAAAGTCTTTAGGCCAGCTCCGGCCCGTGATAGAGCGCAATAGAGATGATCTCGTCCTCGTTCGCAGCAGGAGTTAAGGCAACCCCCAGCACGCGATCACCGGAGCCTGCGACCTTCGCCTTGCCGTCGGCATCCGATGCGACTTCTTCGCCCGGATCGATTGCCTCGGCAGCCACGACCTTAGACACACCGTAGATGCGGATCGAGGCGGCTTCACCGCCTGCGCCGGTTGCTTCCCCAGGTTTGTTCTGGAGGACCCCGAGAGCCGCTTCACCGTCCCCAGCCAGCTCCACTTCGCCGTCGGAGTTGACCTTGACGAAGAAGTACTGGAAATCCTGGAGATCGTCAGCTGCCACGAGGCTTATATCCAGTACAGGAATCTCCCACGCCATCATCATCACCCTGCCTTTCTCTTTGAGGATTTACTTCTTCCTCTGCTGCTCGGCCAGATATTCAGAGTAAAGCTGCGGATTGGCCTCAAGCACGATGGAGATCGCCTTTTCTTTGGTGAGGTTGGCATCCTTCTGGATGAGCCCTTGCGCGAGCTTCTCGATCTTCGTCCATGCACCGCCGGAACTGCCGTTATAGGAGGAGCCGAACTCTTTCAGAATCTCGCTCTGCCCAAGCGCCTCATCTACCGCCTTCAGGAGCTTTTCGATCTTGTCGTACTCTTCTTGAGCCTTAGCGTGGAAGGAGTACAGGAGATGTCCAAGCTCTTCTGTAGGGATGGGCAGATTCTGGAATGCACGCGCCTTATCCTCGAACTCCTTCCTAACCCGGAGTTCCTTTTCTTCACGCAGCTCTTTCGCCAGCTGCTCAGCGCGCTCCGCCTGCTTCCAGAGGGCCTCAACGATAGCCCGCTGCTCTTTGGGCACAGCCGAGAGATCATAGCTTCCGTCAGCCTTCTTCACTGGCCTGGGGAACCCAGCCATGATCTCGACCTTCTCCCTTTCTTCCTCGCCTTCAACCTTAGGCTCCTGGCTTACCACAGGTTGCGGAAGTTTAAGCTCCGCCAGCTCCGCGATGAACTCCAGGATGTCCTCAGGCAGATCGGCCTTGTACGCACGCAGAAGCTTCACTACCTGCTTCACCAGCTCCTGAACTTCCTCTGTCAGGCCTCCCTGGCGCGTGATCCTTTCCTCAAGTTCCAAGGGTACTTCGCCAGTCAACAGCTCAATGAGCTTTTCCTTCAGATCAGGCACGCTGCACTCGCCTCCTTCATCTAGCTGCTTGTAAATTAAAAAGGCCCGCTTGTTAGCAGGCTTCTTCACGAGAGACACCTCAGCGACATCGAGATCAGTTAAGACATTAGGCATCTAATCCCCCCTTTCAGATAGACTGGCGTATGCCAACAGCTCCAATCGAAAAGCCCGTAACTTCGCCGTTTTTAACCTGTTCCCAGAGGTCAGGGTCGTGAATCTTGACCGACATCACCCAGCTGCCCTTCTTGACAGTCTGGTCGTTGATAGAGAAATCCTGGGGCGCAATGTAGCTTTCCACGACATCAGCTTTGGCCACTTCAGAGTGGAACTTCCCGACCACGCGAGACTTGACCAGAAAGCCGTGCGCCGCCTTTTCGATCTCTTCAGCCGAGATGATGTCGCCCTGGGCATCTTCGGTATCAGGCTCGAGCACGATTCCCGTTACGATCTGCTTCTCCTGATCGACTTTGAGGATACCGGCCATGAGCTGTTTGGTGACCATCTCCCCTTTAGGTTTTGGGCTTTCCCGCTGTTTGGAGAGCTTCACGGCCTTTGAAATGAGCTCTGTGAGCCACTCAAAGAAACTCTCCGCCTCCTTTTTCGCCTTCGTTTTTACCCAGGTGCCGTTTGGCCCTTTCTCCCATCCGGCGCGCTTGACCGCGCTCCAGGCAATTCTCGCCGCCGATTCCTCGCTGTTTCCTGCTTTCTCAGCAGAGTTGAAGGCGGCCCTCCAGATTTCAGCTGCTTCTCTGGGCAAAACATTCTTCACCGGCTCCGGCAGATCGCTTATCCTGTCATAAGGCATCTTATCCCCCCTTTACTCGTCGAACTCAAGAGCAACAGCGCACCGACAGTTGGGATGCACCGGAGGCGCATAGACGGCACCAAGTGCGCTCTGGAAGCTCTCTTGAATCCTCACCCTCTGGCCGTCCATCTGCTCGCAGATGGGGCACAAGCGATCATCAGGTGTCGTAATCCAGACCCGCCATGTGCGCGATGGCTGGATTAAGCCTTCAGCTACGCCTTCCTGCCAGAGTATGGACTGCCCCGCGCTTGCTGCACGGATAGTCTCTGTTCTCGCGATAGTCTCTGCCCTTCTCCTGTGAAGCCTCTCGGCATAGCGCTGGGCTCTTTCAAGTGCCTTCCCCTCCGGCACGCCCTGGGCAAGTAAGCCCCGGCGGAAGTTATCCACAGCCAGGGCCTGGGTATCAGTTAAGCCCACGACATCACGGATGAGCCGTGCGGCCTTATAGGGGTGCATCCCTTCTTCAAAGGCGCGCTGGATGATCTTCTGCACGCCTTCCCTCGATGCGTCCGTGATCTCCCGGATGAGGTCGAAGCGGTACTGCCGGATGAACTCAACAGAACGCGGGTTTAGGAGGTCAAAGCGCACCCTCATCTGCACCGCTTCCGGCAGGTACTTCTCCGATGCCCTTGCTCCGTCGCGCACGATGGTAATGAGCTCTTCGGCCATGCCCTCAAGGTATGGAGGCAGCTCGTCCCAGGGGATGGCATCTTCCACTTTCTTTGGATCGCCTGACTCAATCGCCCTTTCTAGCTCTGCCAGGGTGATGTTGGATGCGAACTCCCTCATGCCCTCAAGGAACGTCCGGCGCAGGATTTCCCTTTTTCTGTCCGCCACCCCATGGAGCGTCCTCCACTCCGGATCACGAGGCTTCGGCACGGTATCACCCCCGATCAACCGGCTTAGCGTCCAGGCATCTAGGAAACTAGACGACTAGACACTTGATATAGATCAGCCCCGATTATTGCGAGGTTTGAGCGGTTTAAGCCCCCCAGTTTCTTGACGCCATGAGAAGTACCTGAGGATCCAAAAAGCCTCTCCTGGGCTTTCCTATAAGCCCAGAGAGGCATCTATGGAAAAAGCCCAGGATTTACTCCCTGCTCTACTCTGCTGCACCGATTCTGCAGCCAACCACCTAAAGCGAAATACGGGGCGATTCTAGCCACTGCTTTTGACAGCATAGGTAAAGATACCCTGACCGCCAAAAAACTCAACCTGGGGCTTCCTGTGAGCTCTAAAGGCCATCATAGGCGAACACCTAGGTACAAGCACCAGACTGGAAGCCGAAATGCAAACGCACGAGCGAACGTTTGTTCTGATTCTGCCTTAAATCGAGTATTCCGGTTTCGGCAAGTTCGCCACCTTGCGCAGGTACTCTTCAAGCTTGTCGTCAGGAAACAGGTCCATGCCGGCTCCGGCGAGCTTCGTGATGTAGTCGCCAAGCTCCGTCAGGTTCGGGACTTCGATGTCTCCAGGCACGAGCTTAGGCAGCTTCTCAAGCCGGAAGCTGTTTAGGGCAAAGAGCCGCGGAATCGCTATGCGGTTGAACTGCGCTGCGATCACGTTGAGCCAGGTGCCGAGAGCCACCGAGAAGAGGTGCGTCTTTGACGAAGCCAGAGAGAAGCTCCCTACCTGCTCATGCCCAAGGAGGATGAAGTCCGCAAGCACGGTCATTGCGATCCGCTGGTCATAGCGGGCGATCACCGCGTCCGTATTGAACTGCCTCGTGCCGCCGGTTGACAGCAGCCCGAAGTCGTAGACCTTGTTCCCGTTCTCGTCATAGACCAGAGGGAACACGATGCCCTCCTGCTCGTCTCTGCGGACATTGGTTACGATGCGCTTAATTGATTCCAAGACCTGCCTATCTTCAGGCGACGCGTTGGGAGACAAAAGCTCCGGCGGCACCCAGGCAATAGGAAGGCCCGCAAGGTCCCTTTCAATGCCGATGCCCTCGATCGTCTCGATGTGCTTTTTGAAGTACCAGGGCCTAAAAGCAGAGCGGAGCACCGACCTGCCTTCAGGATTGTTCTTGTGGGATGTCGTCCGAAACAGCAGGGCTTTCTCCATGGGGATTACCCTGAGCTTGTAGTCAGGGGGTGCCATCTGCACCATCCCAAGTATCCTGCCGTTCTCGTCAAACTGCCACTCCCAAAGAGAGCTCTGTGCCCTGATGGGAAAGCCCCTCCATCCGATCCGGCCGTCGCTGTAGCGTGAGTTATAGACAGGATCGCGGCTCTGGCCGTGGCGCACTTTGTAGAGAATCTCGTGGTAGCTCCAGCCGTAGACGAGCATGGAGAGGATTTCTGCGATGGTTTCTTCCCACGTCGTCTCCATATCCTCAAGGCAGGTTTCAAGGAAATGCGCTGCCTGCATATCCTCCAGGCTCCTGCCTCCAGGTTCGACCCTCCATTCGACCTGCCGGATCAGCATCTCGATCGCGTGGAGGACGGCCCCGATCACGGGGTCGTTGGAGCTCATTTCCTGGTAGACCTGCACCGCCCGCTGGCCCTGAAGCTCCGGCAGGAACTCTTCATAGACCCAGCCCCCGAAACGCTCAAGGCCCGTAAGCCCAAGCTCCCTTAAATCAAGCGTAGGCATATCTCACCGCCTCCATCTGCTCGCCGATGTCAGATCCATCACAGGCCGCACGCTTATCTTCGGCCTCTCCTTAGTACCCGCGAAGGCCATTGCGATAGCATCTCCCCAGTCAGGGGATTTAAGCCCTTTCTTCCGCATCTCTTCTTTCGTCTCAAGCTTCATGCGCCCATCGGAGAGGTAGCGGTACCGCCTGCTGGTCAGCTCCCGCATCACCCTTCTGTCTCCAAAGAGCCTGCCGCCGATTTCCCCTGCCTGAAGCTTTTTGGCGAGGTTGTGCCACCACTCTGTGCCCGCATCGGCGTAAGCGGAAGCATCAACCGGCGTGCCCCCGGCATTCATCTCAAGCACCGAGACATCTTTTAAGACCTCTTTCAGCCTATCGTAAACACCCGCCCCGATGCCGACAGCATCAACCTTCACGACCTTTGCATTGTGCCGGCGCACGAAGTCAATCAATCTCCCAGCCGTCTCCATCGTGGAGAGCTGCGTGTGCTCTTCTCCCGCGATAAGCACGGGACCGCGGCGCGCCACAAAGACCGTGCTGTCAGAGCCGTACCGCGCAACGTCGCAGGCGACTTCGACCGGGCCTTCCGGCTCAAAGTCCTGGTTGGCCGCCGCCTCAACCCAGGAGAGCGAAATCAAAGTATCCTCGACCTTATCAGGGAAGATGCCGAGGATTCTCGACTGCCAGAGAAAAGAGCCCTCCCCCCAGTCCTCTCTGGCATCTTCGATGTCCTGCTCGGTGATGAGCCCTGGTATCACGATGCCTTCTCCCTGGAGGTTTGGCGTCTCGAACGCGGATATGTGGGCAGTCCACCATCCCTTGGCGGTAAACGCGTTGTAGAAGGTGCCGGAGAGGTTCGTTGGGTTCCCGATCGCAAGGAGCTTTGCGTTTTGCCCTCTCACGACCGACATAACGCCTTCCCAGATTGGTTCAGAGATGCCTGCGGCCTCGTCCACGATAACCAGCACGTTATCCGAGTGGATGCCCTGGAAAGCGTCCGGATCGTAGTCCCTTGTCGCGAAGCCGAAGGCGAAGTGCTCTTCAGTAAACTCCCAGCTCTTTGTCAGGAGCTTGCCGCCAAGGTTGATGCCGTTCCTCTTCGCCCTGTTAAAGAGGCTGTGTATCTCTTTCCAGAGGATGCGCCGAACCTGCCTGTCTGTCGGCGCAGTAGTAACCACGACGGCCGGATAGAAGTTGGCCAGAAACCACGCAGCTGCGCGAGCTGCAAGCCAGGATTTGCCCGCCGAGTTGCAGCTTGCGACCGCGACCCTTCTGTGGAGAGCTAGTGCCCTCAAAATCTCCTTCTGCTTTTTCCAGGGCTTCTCTCCCGTTACTTCAGCGATCCAGACATCAGGCATCGCCCGATAGTAGATCGCCCTCTTCTCGCGATTCGTAAGCCCTTTGAATTGCTTCAAGGAAATCTCTATCCTTTGCGAGTTGTTCGGTAATACGAGAGGTATCATGCCTCTGCATCACTTCCCCGCTGTGCTCAAGATCGATCTTGTCCTTCGAAGCCCACCTTTCAGGGAACCTCCTTGCCAGAAAGTCCCGGGCTGCCCTCCAGTCCTGCGGAATCTGCGCCTGCCACTGCGCGACCATCCGCGCTTCAGCTTCGGCCTCCGCGCGCGTGAGTTCTTCCCAAAATTCCCGAAATTCCCCGCTCCTAGACCGCTGTCCGCGCTCGATCCAGCGGTAGAACGTAGACAAAGAGATGCCCGCGAAGCGGCACGCCGCCTCAAAGTAATTCCCGGCCTTTACCGCATCAATGAGCCTCTTTTTGACCTCCGGCGTGAGTTTTGAGGGCCTTCCGACTGATCTTTTGCCCATAAAATCACCCCTTTCAGCCCGTCTCTTTGAGCCTCAAGGGGATGAGTATGGTGTCCCGCACATGCTCTGCGATCGCCTTCATGAAAAGGGGAGGCACCGAATTGCCGAGCCTCGCCCACTGCTCCTGAAACGTCCCCTGCAGGATGAAGTCATCTGGGAACGAGCAGAGCCTCTTAGCTTCCGCGATATTCAAGATGCGGGGGTACTTCCAATGGTAGAGCCCTCCGCCTCCGCCTGAAGGCATCGAGGTTTTGGCTATCGTGGGAGCGACCTTTGTCGGATCGACTTTTATCCCGTTGAACCAGTGCCCTTTGGGGTGGACCTTCGCAAACGACTGCCCGGGCTTGACCTTAAGCCAGTAAAAGTAAGCCTGCTCTGAAAGCGTCCTCGATGGATCATCAGGGAGCCCAGCGAGGGCCTCGCCGACCGTTACCGGCTTCGTTTTGGGCCGGGGGTGAGTTGGGCGAAAGCCTAAGTCGTGCCTGACGCCGATAAAGATCATGCGCTTCCTCCGCTGGGGCACCCCGAAATACTGAGCATCGAGCACTCTCGCAGAAACGTTGTACCCGGCCGTTTTGAGGGCCTCCATGATTTCAGCAAAGACGAGCTTCATCTTCCCCCGAACCATCCCGGGCACGTTCTCCATAATGAGGACCTTAGGCTTAAGCCCCACAAGGAGCCTCACGTACTCCTTGAATAAGCTGTTCCTGGGATCGTCAAGCTGCCTTTTGCCGGCTGTAGAGAAGCCCTGGCAAGGCGGCGAGCCGTCTAGGATGTCAAGCTCCCCGGGGCCTACACCTGCCATCTTCATTGCATCTTCAGCAGTTAACGTCTTGATGTCCCGGGGATAGATTAGCGTTTCAGGGAAATTCTCGCGGTACGTCGTCACGGCGTGGCTGTCGAACTCAACCGCAAGGAGCACCTTCCCGCCCGCCATCTTGTACCCGAGCGATGAGCCTCCGCAGCCTGAGAAGGTGCTTATCACGGTGAAGCTATTTTGGGAAGACACAGCCGCACACCTCGCAGGTTACCATCTCGACTTCTTCCTTCACCGATTCATCGTATTCAGGGAAGCTCACCGCATCAGGATGCCAGTCAATGAGGCGCATCAGCTCTTCATCCGAAAAGCCTGTTAGAGAGAGGTCTGCCCCGGTATCCTTAAGCTCGTTTAGGACACGGATTAAGACCTCATTGTCCCAGTCCCCCTCAAGGTTGTTTAGGGCTACATTAAGGGCCCGCTCATGGGCCTCGTCTAAATCAACAACAGAGACCGTTACTTCCTTTACCCCTTGAGCCTCAAGTATCTTAAGCCTTTGATGGCCGCCGACTAAGACACCAGTCCTCTCATTCCAGACAAGCGGCAGAAGAAAGCCGTAGCGTTCCATAACGCGCTTTAGGTTCTGATACTCCGGATCGGCCGGGGTTAAGTCCTTCCTGGGGTTGTACTTAGCCCGCTTGATTTTGCTTATCGGAACGGTCTCAATCCGCAAAGAGCTCACCCCCTCACGCCTCGAATTGATGCCCGCAGTTGGGACAGACGAGGAGCTTTTTCTTCTTCTCCGCGTCCTGCTCTTCCGGCCAGATAAGCACCTGGTCGAAGTTGACCGGATCAAAGCCCGTCAGGGTGACATCAGCCCCCATCTCTGCTATCTCTTTTAAGAGTGCCACGAGCTTCTCCCCATCCCACTCCCCGCGGACCCTATTGAGCACAATGGAAAGCAGCTGCTCGTCCTTCTCATCAAGATCAACAACCGAGACCGTAACCTCTTTTGCGCCCTGTTCAAGGAGCACCTTGAAACGCTGGTTGCCACCGACAAGAAATCCTGTGCGCTCATTCCAGACGAGGGGCTCAACAAAGCCGAACGCCTCGATGGACCTTCTCAAGCGTTCGAAGTCAGCATCTCCAGGCTGTAAATCCTTCCTGGGGTTTAAGGGATGGAGCTTCACCATCTCGACCGGGATAGTTTTGATAATCATGCCCCGCCGCCCCCTTTGAGCAGAACGGCTTTTCTGCCTGTATAGAGCTCCCAGCGGCTCACAGCCGCATCAACATAGCGGGGCTGTATCTCAATGCCGAGCGCCTTCCTGCCAAGGCTCTCTGCTGCAATTATCACCGTACCGGAGCCCATGAACGGATCGAGCACGTAGTCCCCGGGGAGGCTCCAAAGGGTTAGAACGCGTACAGCGAGCTCCACAGGGAAAGGTGCGATATGCCCGAGCTTCTTCGCCTCATTCTCGGTGTGAATCTGCCAGATGGTGTAGCGGTTCCACTCCATCGCCTCCGAGTGCAGCACGCCCTTCTTATCCCGCGGCTTCCATGCGCCCTTGAAGAAGACGAGCAGGGCCTCATGGGTGTTGTTTGGGATAGTGGGCCTTCTGTATGCCCCCGGAAGAGGCAGGCTCTTTACGTCCTTGTCCCAGATAATCTCACCGCGGTATCTGAAGCCCGTCTCGATGGCCGTAAATGTATCTCTCGCCACGTTTGGGACATAGCCCTCATTACCTCTGGGGATGTCTGCGGTATTCCAGACGAGCACGCCGCCAGTTAGGAGCGCATCGTAGGCGAGTTTCATGGCCTTGTTCCCGACCTCTACGAGCTTATCCCCTTCCGTCTCCCACATATCCGCGCCGGGGTAAGGAGGCGAGGTAAAGATAAGGCCGGGAGATCCGGCTAGGCTTTTAAGCTCACCCCAAACTGCCGGATCGGTTGCATCGCCGCAGATTAAGATGTGCTCGCCTAATTGATAGACATCTCCCAGCTTAGCGATAGGAGGACCTTCTTCGGAAGAGACAAGGGCTTCTTCAGGCTCGCTTATTTCAGGAGGGGCCCAGGTCATGATGCGCTCAAGCTCCATTTCATCGAAGCCCGTGATCGTGAGATCGAACGAGCCCGTGTCAAGCTCTTCTAAGAGATCAGCGAGCGCATCGAAATCCCACTCCGATTCATCCCGCAGGCGGTTGTCGGCAAGATTGTATGCCTTCGCCGTCTCATCGTCAAACTCAACGAACACGGCCGCGACTTCGGTCAGCCCAGCTGCCTTTGCCGCTTCCCACCTTTGGTGGCCGGAGATTATCATGTTCGTGCCCTTCTGCGCGATGATGGGGCTTACGAAGCCGAAGCTCTCGACGCTTATCTGGAGCTTCTCAAGCCCCTTTGGGCTTATCTTCCTGGGATTCCCCGCAAAAGGCACAAGGCTTCCAACAGGGACATAAGCGAACTCAACCCTCTCCACCTTGACCATGAGCCTCTCCCTCCTGGCCATCCTCGAACTGATGGCCGCACAGCCTGCACAGCCACTTCTTTGAGCCGCCCATCACCGTGAGGTTCACTCTCGCATCATCTGGATGCAGGCAGATGCTGCCCGCCCGATCTATATCACCGGAGGCAGGTTCATCTCCACACAGAATTAAGGCGGCCAGCTCAGCCGCAGACATCAGTATCCAAGCGGCGATGGTACACCGTTCCTTATCCGTCAACCTTCCCGCCTCCGTTTCAAGGCATCTTGCGGGGAAAAGCAAAAAAGAGGTGCCTCGGTCAACACCTCTTTCTGCTTTCCCCAGTTCACCTATCTGCCGAACATTACTGTTCAGCTACATTTTATCACGGGAAAAAGTACCACAAAATGACAAAATCACATTTATCATGCTCTAATTCTGTGATTTTCGCCAAGTAACTTAAGCTCATAGGCGAGGATCATCAGGATGCCGTCCCTGATCCGGAAACACGACCTGTAATCACAGCCTAAGGCTTCGGCGATCCTGTGCCACTGCATGCGCTCGATGTAGCGCATCCTGATGAGCTCCTGCTGCTCTCTGCTCATGCGGGAAACGGCCTCGTTGATCACCTTCGCCTCCCAGAGTTCATACTGGTGTTTCAGCACCCATATCTCCTGGATGGAGTCGCGCTTGCCCTTTAAGTCCGGTGCAGGCTCATCGAACGGCCTGCTCATAACAGGGCCGGGCATCTCAATCTGACGAAGCCCCCAGGAATAGAGCTTCCCCTCGATAATTGGGATTGCCGCCCGAAAGTCCACGCAACCACCTTCCCTTCACGGCGCGGTACGAAGTCAAGTACCGCCGCCGTCAAGCGTCGGAGGTGGCTCATCAACTACCTCCTCAGGCGCGCGTTCCTCCAGCGTATGAAACATACCTTCAGGTTCAGTTTCAGGCTCAGGTGCAGTATCTGGCACTTCTACCTCATAGGCGAACATACCCAGGATCTTCTCATAGAGCCTGATAATCTTGCCCTCCGGGAATCTCTCCATGATCCGGTTCCGCGCCTCTTCCTTCGATGATGCGCCAATCCATCCCGACTTCATGGCCACAGCCACCACCTCCCTCTTCAACGCACAAGACCTTCAAGGTCTCCCTAGCCATCTTCGAGATGTTCGCAGCGAGCTTCTGCGAAGTCATAAGCTCATCCGAATCAAGCATGATAATCTGGTCAGACAGCGAGATAATGCGCCGGAACATAAGCTTGGCAAGCTCTCTATCCCTGATATGCTTTCCTCTCGGCATACTGTCGAGCGCCGTTTTGACCGGTTCACTGCTTCGATAAGCGGATCGATCTGGGCGATCGCTTCTTTACCGCCTCCAGTAAAGGCTCGTGGTCTCTTGCCAGCATGGTCAATCCCCCTTCGACAGATCACGCAGCAGTATCTCCACCCGGGGATTATCCCTGTCAATCTCAACCTTGATTTCAGGCAGCACAACCGTTGAAAGATCGTCTTCCGGTATCACCCCGGCATAACGCAAGCCGTCAAGCAGCATCTTGCCGGCAAAACCCATCAGATTGTCCTGATCTCTCCTGCGGGCTTTATCGTAGTAGAGCACAATCTGGACCTCAGTCTTGTCGAATTTTGGCCTTCCAGCCCTGACGGCGGCCAATGCAACTTCCTGCTGCCAGAGCTCCTTGAGGCGCCGCCTAGTCCCCCAGTGCATGTTCTTGATCTGGTTGAGAGTAGGCGGCGGCCGTCTATTTAGCACGAGCCTTGCATTGTAATCCAAAGAGATCACCACCTCGAAAGACCGAAGACTCACATACCTTTCTGCTTCACCATACTGGTACACATAGCCATGTACTCCGCCTGGCTCATCTTGAGGTACTGCTCCTGACGGCGTGCGGCTTCGATGATCTTGTCGTCGACGGCTTCCTTGTTCGGCGGCTTTTTCTCGTGATAGAATCTGGCCTTTTCCCGAGCCTTGTTCAAAAAGACACCGACAGGCGGAAAGCTGAGTTTCTCCCAGCTCAGGCGAAGCTCATGGCAGACCTCGATAAAGACTCTCGCGTCAAGCCCCGATAGATCCTCGACATACTGGGCCAACCTGCTTTCCTGCAGCGGTACACCGATTGCCCTGCTCAACTTCTCAAGTTCCTGAAGGATTAGAGTACGATCCAAAGGCACCCCCCCTACTGACCCAGGATTCTCGCTCTAACTTCATCGGAGAAGGAGAAGGGATCATAGCTTGCTGTCGCTTCTCTCTGCATGAAATCCTCTGTTCCGGGTAGGTATTCCGCAAGTGCGCTGTTCAACCACGTCTTACACAGCTTGATATGCCTCTTCTCCCGCCCTTCACGTTCCATCTGATTAGCATACCTTCGCGCCGCCTCAACTAGATCGTCGTGCTTAATCCCCAGTTTCCGGTCGGATACGATAGCTCTCCAGATTTCATAGGCTGCTGCTTTATCTTCTTTCCTGGGATAAGCATCCCAGAAGCGCTTGAACTCCTCTGGGTACTCCTTTTTCATCGCTCGCCTTAGGTTTGCTGTAGCCTTTCGCTCGCGTCCTGTTCGGGTTGCACCTGCACTAGATACAGAGTTAATAGTCTGATCTGGTAATGGTTGATCTGTAGTACTGATTGTATCCGAAAAGACCGTATCCGGTAGAACCGTATCCGGCAATTTCGGACACGGAGTACGCTGGGCTTTTTCACGTTCTTCCCTGCTTGGCGCAACTTCGATCTGCTCCTGAATCACGTACACATTGCAGGAGAACTTCCCGTCTGCCCGCTTCTGAATAACCTTGATGAACCCCCACTCCTTGAGTTCTTCAAGATAGCTTGTGAAGGTGTCCTTGTTGATGTTCAGATCCCGGCATATCCTCGCCCGGCTCGGCCACGATGCCCTCCCTCCAAACTCCTCGTTGATACTAGCTCCGGCGATGCTGGAAAGATAGCAGAACAGGCACTTTGCGCCAATACTGATCTCGGGGTTGCTCATCAGAAGAAACGGAGCCAGCCCATACCCCTTAGACAGCCACGACGTCTTACCAAACTGAACACTCTCTCCCACTTTCCTTTCCCTCCGGAAAATCGTCTGGGAAAGCAGGATATAAATCTCGTGCGATGAATAACAAAGTGAGATCGTGGTACCGTGGTACCGTGGTATCACCCAACAAATGGATGCAGCTGGTGCAACAAGGCACCAGTTAGCATGCGCCTTAGATAGGCGCACTCTTAGGCACGAGAAAAATCACCTATCTGTCTGCCCTCGGTCAAAGGCTGAACTGATGATTTTTCTCGTCCGGCGCGTGCGGTCTTAAGCTGCCCCCAAACAGACTTAAGACCGCATTCTCTTATATCCCGCTTTCCTTAAGCTGAAGATCATAAAAGGGGATCTCCCTATGAAAGCAGAATCCCCTAGTCCCAGCCTATCGCAACCTGCTATTTGTTTGTGCGCTACTGCCTGCCAATATGAGGATGTGGTTTGTTTCTCAGGAATCGGTACGGATGATTTCTCGCAATCATCTGTTTTCTCCTGCCGCTCTATCCCACGGTTTGAGCAAAAAATGACCGCTTAAGAACCTGCAGGTATGATTGCCAGCCGCATTTGCGGAATCTCAACAGGGCGTCACCTTGCTCTTTGCGGCTTCGCTGCCTTGGGCTTTCACCGATAGCAGTACTTCGGGCCCACACACCGGACCATTGTTTTCAGAAAAATGCAAAGCCGAGCCAAATAGAAGCCCGTTTTGGCCCCCCGGAAACAAGGGGGTTATAAAAGTATCTAAGGGTGCGGATCACACACCTCCTGGGCTGTCCTGTTGCATCCTGGGGCCATCTGGATAATGGATCTAGATCCCCCGTCTCGCCTTGAACCTAGCGCGAAGAAGCCGCTCGTGTTCTACCAACATCTCCTGAATGTCGCTCTCGCTGTACATCCTGATGCCGCGCAACTGCTTCTCATACTCGTCAAGCCGCTCTTTTAGCTCATGTTCGACATCACGAACAGGCGTTTCAACAGCCTGTTCCACCTCTGACTCTAACGGCGGGAAAAAACTACGGTATTGGACGGCAGCATCAGACTGCAGGGACCCGAAGCTGCTCGCCGCGGCCTCTCTCAGAGCCCGCTCTTCGTTCTGACGGATATAGTCAGCCACTCTCCCTTCGGTGATCCACCCCGCACAGAGCTTTATGTACCGCTTCTCAAGGCCCAGCCTCGTCACTTCGTCAGCATAGCTTCTCGCTGCATCGATCAGCTGGACATCACTTAACCCGGCTTCTCTGGCCGCCTGCCACGCGGCAAACGCTTCCGCCTTCGCCTCTTTACGCGGATAGTGCTGCCAGAACTGCTCAAAGTCGTCCGGATAGTCATTGCGGCTAAGCTGCCGAAGCCTCTCCACAGTTTTCGCCTTCAACGACCTAGCTTTGGGCGTGTTTTCCGGATTATCTGGCAAGAACGCAGCAGAGGCAACAGCATCCCCATTCGCCTGATTAGTAGGGCTTTCGCCTTTTTCACTTTCCGATTCCGAAACCTGAAGAGACACACTCGTCGATTCGTCAGAATCGACAGGATGGGAAGTGCTCTCGGCTTCATCGTCAAGTGCAGCGGCCTGGTCAGATTGGACGTATGTATTTATACTTAGAGATCTCGTATTACTAAAAGATCTCGTATTACTAGGGTTCAGATTTTGAGCGTCACAAGATTTGAGCGTCACAAAATCTGTGACACTGAGAGGCTCACTTGATTCGGATTCAGTATCGTAATTATTGTGATACTGAGATGGAACAGGCACGTAGAGCTGAAGAACGTATGCGTTGTTCGAATAAACGGTTTTCCCATCCTGGCTAGACTCGCGCATCTGCTCAACTTCGATGAGTCCGTTTTCCTTAAGTTCGCGAATGTACTTCGTCAGGGTGTTGACCGACATCCCCATCTCATACATCATCCGCTCTCGGCTCGGCCACGCCTTCACGCAGCCGCGCTTGGCGAGTTCGCTGTTTACATAGGTGGAGAGATACGCATAGACAGCCTTCGCCCCAAAGCTTAGGTTCGGATTCCTGGCGACAACTGAGGGCATAATGCCGAATGAATCGTAGATGAACGCCATACCTTCCTGCTGAGGATACATCACAGAGAAACGGTCGTGCATCTATGCCGCCCTCCCTTCCGAAGGATTTACAGATGTCAAAACAGAGCCGCTGCGGCTGACGGCTTGTGTAGTTGGCTTCGATGAAATATGGTCATTAAGCACGGAGAAGTCCATGAAAAAAGCCCCTTTCTCTACTAAGAAAGAGGCCCACGTCAGGATAGACTGAAGATCCACTCGCCCCAAAAGTGCCACCAATATTGACATACAGCCCGTATTAGTGGTAGTATAGAGGCAAAGAAGGATATTCCTTTCTGGGTGGCCTATCCCGGGACGCTTGCCAGGCAGTCGGGAAGGCCTCTTTCTTTTTCACGTTTTACTGAAGGGCCGTGAGGCCCTTCTTTTTTTGTCCGATCGACCATCAACTTCTTTCGGCATTGTGCTGCCATTACCTTCTCGAGAGCACGGAAAATCCGCATGGCAAGCGCATTTCATGATATCGGGAAATCAAGAAATCAATCTTGACAGCAAGACATCTAGACAGCAAGAAAACAAGACAACAAGAAATCAAGATTACAAGCAAACAATATTTCAAGAAAGCAAGATGGCAAGAAAACAATACAGCAAGAAATCAAGATATCCAGAAAGCAAGAAATCAATATTTCTGGATAGTGCCCCGTTTCACAAACGGGAACATCAAAGAAAAGAACGCCTTGCATGGTGTCAACTAAAAGCGGAGTATCGGAAATAAGATCACCGCAAACAGTCCAACTTCACGTTCGCCCGTTCAGCGAAATATCTAGGGACACACTTATCTGGAATATGTGAGTCCACCACGAGGATGGATATACCTAAAACAACTCCTCGAGCTCTTTAATTCTTGAGGACTTGATTATAACTCCTAGGTGATTCGGTATTTGGCTTATTGCCACGGGCATTTCTTTAGTAGGTATACTCGCGATACCGATTTTCCCTGTTGCCGTATACTGATAACCGGCGTGTAAAACTCCAAGGAGGAGAAGACGCGATCTGCCAATGTAGAACTTACCATGTTTGTCACGATAGCCGCCTTCGTTAAGTATGAAAACGGGTGACCCGCTAGACCCTGGAAAACAAGCCATATCAATTACAATTCTTGTGCGACCGGCATAGTCTTTGCACGGATGAGTGGCCGTTATGCCTTTTCTGAAGATCGGCTTATTATTCGCCTCATCCCATATTCCATTTGGATATCCAACCATAATAACGTCTTCAACTGCGGAAAGCTCGTCAAGTTGCGATTGGGTCGGTATTAACGACATCGGTAGAGATACGTAAAAGAGCTTAACACCGGATTGCGTTGCTGCGTTTTGAAACGGCGCAAGTGGCATTGCGCATAAATCAACTTCAGGATCTGGATGCTTTCTCCAGAATGACTCGAAGTTATCTACATAAAACGAAAACTGGCGCGAGTCAACTGGTTCACCTTGAGTGTTCGCTTGAGTAAAGATCAGAGTTCCCTTTTTCGCGCCCTCAATTACGTGCTTATTGGTAATCACAACAGGAATGTGTAATCCATCCTGACGATTTTCCTTAAAGGACATGAAGAAACCAGTTCCAGACGACTTGGTTCCACGAACATCCTCACACTCAACCCGCACAGTAGAATAGGACAACTGCTCGGTAACAGAAAGATCCATCAACAGATCATTCCTCCCCCAAACCTCCTTTTCGCGACACTTACACAGCCCAAGACGTGCGAGTTATTTTCCCGTTACCGTTTCAAATCGTGATTACTTCAAAAACGCAGACATCTAAGGATAGCAATGTCTCACGGTAGATCCAGGCAACGACAATGTAATAATAGTTACTTCCATCCATCCACATCCAGATGCGCGAAAAGCATCGAGCACAACCTAAGTAGAACTTCCGCGGACTCCGAACTATCATTGAGGCTGGAAACCATCTCGATGAACGTTTCTTCGTCCTTGAAGCGGCTGAACACCGCGTGGAAAAACCAGATGGCAACATTCCAGAACTCGCCCTCGCGAATCCTCTTGGCTCTGGAGACATCCTCGAGGTAGGACATCATTTCCCTCATAGCAAGATAGGTCCGCTCGGCCACGGTATGGGTAACCATACCGCGCGCGTAGTAGCTCGAGAGTGTCTTGAGTTCCTGAACCATACTCCGGACATCTAGATCGGGGGAGAGAATCTCCCTTGATAGATCTCTCTTCCGCAGCTCTTCGTTTTCTGCCTGAAGTGCCGCAAGTTGCTCATTCAACCTATCGATCTCAGCCTGGAAATCGCTATTTTCCTTCTCAAGCTGCTCAAGCTGGGACAGAAGCTCAGCCTTCTCTTTGGTTAGCTCCTGGATCCTCTGGTTTTTCTTCTCGATCTCCACCATAAGCACTGCCTTTCCGGCATCCACGGGTTCAGCACTGGGTTGATTTTCTGGTATGAGGCCCAGCTCACTCAATCCCTCGTTGATCTGCTGTGAGTCTTTAATCAAGCGGGCGGCCAGTCCTTCGCGCTTCGCTGCACTCACTTAGACCGCCTCCGTTTCAACCGCCAAACCGAGGAGCTCCTTGGCGAGATCCATGAACTGCTTTGCAGCCTCACTGTTGGGATCGTACGCGCCGATCGGCTTATCATCAAACTGCGCTTCGCTTACTGCGTTGAGCTTCTTGATAACGGTCTTTGCAAACGGATACTGGATCACTTCTGGGATGGTATTTATGAACTCTTTCGTGGTATTGGTGCGGTAGTCGGCCATGGTTATCACGAAGCGGTTGATGGTCAAGCGCTTGTTGATCTGGCGTACTGAACCAATAGTCTTGAGGAGCAGCTTAACTCCTTCCAGGGAGAACTTGCTGACCGCGATGGGGATGAGGCAGGAATCCGCCGCCACCAGAGCGTTGATCGTCAGTAGGCCCAGAGAAGGAGGGCAGTCGATAAAAATATAGTCGTATTTAGCGAGATGCTCCTGTGATGCGAGCAGAGAGTTGAACAGCACAGACTCCCGGCTCATCCGCATGATGAGCTCCACCTCCGCTTCGCTAAGCGCAATCGTCGCCGGCACTACACCAAAGCCGAACTTGCTGTCCACAATCGCCTCGTGGATAGGGAACCCATCGATCAAGACTTCTGTCATTGTTGCGGTAGCGATGGCTTCGGCGTTGATGCCAACACCCGTAGATGAGTTCGACTGCGGATCCATATCAAGCAGTAGGACCTTTTTACCGAGCTTCCCAAGAGCTTCGCTTAAGTTGATGGATAAAGTTGACTTGCCGACGCCACCCTTCTGATTGACGATCGCGATAATCTCCGGGAGCTTCGATCCCTCGGTCGATTCGTTGCTCAGGGTATGTAAGTAGGCGTTGGCATCTTCGACCCGCACCCGCCATTGAGCCCCTACCTTAGTGGCCGGTATAGTCCCGTTCGTTATCAACTTGTGGGCCGTGTTATAGTGAACCTGCAAGTACTTTGCTAAGGCGGCAACGCCAATGAGGTACTCTTCGTTGCCCATGGCTACACCTCACATTCACATTTCACATCCGTTCACACGATCACTTCTAGACACACTTGGGAATTCCTGCAAGAACAGAAAAAAGGGACCGCTAAAGGGTCCGTTGTTGACGTGCTACATCGTCATAATTTAGCTACT